CATTGACTTCCATTTGTTGTTGGAAGTGTCTAGCCATTACTTCTGCGTGGTTATTAATGGCTACACCCATAGACTCAGAAAGATCTGGTGTAGTCTTAGCATAGTTAAACTTACTAAGATCTGTATTAAATGAAGATGTCATAATTAATAATCGGGTATTATTGAACCTGCAGTTGTTAGACCAGCACCAATAGCAGCTCCATGCGTTGCAAGCCAACCTGTACTTGCCATCGAAGCACCACCAGTCACTACTGCTCCACCAATCATCAGACCGATTTTAGCCATTTGTGTTAGTTTATTCTTTTGAGGTATTAAGGTTGGTAATCCTTTTATAGGAGCCATTCCTAATTTTTCTCTAGCTTGAGCTTTAAAATTAAGGTTTTCTAGTTTAGATTTTCTATCAGCTTTAAATAGGTTAGTTCCTAATTGATCTAACTGTGCATCTAACTTAGCTTGTTCAGCTAGGAATTTACTCAACCATTTCCTACCAGCATTTCTAGATCTACCTTCTTCACTACTTAATCCTGATTCTTTACTACTTAAATAAGTAAGTAAGTTATTTTGTGATGTTAATCTAATCGCACTTACAGCATTTAAATAAGCTACATCGTTATCGCCATAAGAACGACTAAGACCTGTAGCAGCTCTATTCAAAGCAGTATTATAAGATGCTAATAAATTATAATCTTGTGCTATGACATTATGCCAGTTAAATTCTTTTTGATGATGCTGCTGTTTAGCTTTAGCAGCATTAGGATCTGCACACACGGCAAAACTCGATAAAGGACAATTGATTAGGTCCATGTTTAAGTTCTCTCAAAAACTTGAAACCTAAAAATTTGAGTAGTTTTAAATGTACTATGTTCCGTCTATCTACAATATTCCAAAGTAAAGGTTCTGTTCTACTCTCAACAAACCTTTTAGACTCTCTTGCAAACGTATGTGGGTAATTTTTTATAGCTTCTGTACAAAGCATCCATATAGCTCCGTCTGGATTTACTCCAGCCATTCCGGCAGTCTTGCCGTTAGGCACTGTGAAATACACAGCAGAACTCTCTTGAGCGATGAATTCAGCATATTCTATAGGATCACACCCATGACCTTCTTCGACTTCTCTACGGTCTTCTAGACGTAGATTAGAGGCCACCTCAATGGCAGCCTCAAATGTTATTGGGTGAATGTATTTAGACACGTTTATAATATCTTTGTGTGTAATCCCCTTCCCAACTCATTGAATGTAATGTAGCAGTTGTAGGATTAGTTGATTTAAGTGTTATATCTATATTTGTATTTCTTTCATATATTGGAATAGTTTTTATTTTCTCTGATAAATATGGAGCGTCTCCTATCTCATAAGAATCTAAATTAGTAGAGTCATAGATTTCAGTATATGGTTCTTTACCTACTTTACTTGTTATCGTAGTTGCATAGGAACCAACTTTACCAAAGTTTAAATTGATTCTATGTATAATTAAAGAAGCATTGACATCTCTTCTAGATACAGTACCTTTAGTTGCTGATAAATATAATGTAGGGAAATCTACTTGGTAATCATATAAGAATCCAATATCTACTACATTACTTGACCAATCTCCATCTACTTCAATAATATTATTATTTCTAGTACCTATAGCATACTTTCCATCTACATTTACAACAGCTATATCATTTGTACTTGTAGAAACATCTGTTAACCATGGAGCTTCAAATTCAGTCTTATTAGTATTAGTATTAAGTATCCCATTACTTACGTTAGCTACATAATTATCTAAGTGTACTAAATAGTTAACTCCATCAACAGTGATACTTTCATCAGTTTGAGCTTGTACTAAACTTATTTTTTGTAAAAAATTATCTTTATCTAGTAAATAAAAATTATCATTTACTATGAAATGATATTTAATTTGTTGATTAAACTTCCATTTAAACCAAGATAATTGAGGTCTTTGTTCTCCTACATTTAAATATTTAAGTCCATATAATGTACCATCATTATCATCTTCACTGAATAGTATTATTTGATTTTCTTTAGAATTTGATATTGTACTTATATTTTTTGGTAATAAACTTGATACTAATTTACTAGTTTCTACAACTACAGGTTCTCTTTCTCTATCTACTACAGACATCTCATTGAACCTACTGTATTGACCTGAATTATCTATATATCCAATACTAGTACCTAAAGATATAGGTGGTACTGTCTTATTATAATTATAAGTAGATATACTTTTTAATTTAGCTGTATCAGGATTTAATACAGTATCATCAGAAGTAAGTAAGAATTGTTGATTAGTACTGAAAACTAACAAACCAACTGCTAATTCTATACCATCAAATAGATCAGAAGGAAATGTAGAACTACATGCTATATCTATAGGATCAATAGCACTAGTTGTTAAAGCTGTTTCAGCCCAGAAGTTAGGTGTAACAAATTCCCCTGGTTGAGATGTTATTATATTTTCACCAGATAAGAAAGCTAGTCTATTACGAAAGAATAGTACTTTATTTATTTTACCTATAAATTGACCAGAAGCATTCTTCTTTATAAAGGTAGGTGCAGGATTTGTTAAATCATCTCCAACTTCCCTATCAGCCCAAGTATTTTTCTTGATTACAAAGCTGCCATCTGTTTGACGTTGTAATATATGAGGCATAGTAGAAGCATTAAAGCTTTTAACTATACCTGGTTCTGCACATTCTACCCAGTTACCATTACCATCTAATCCATTCTCTCCTTCAAATTTTAAGTAATAATCATCATCTTCTGACTGACTTGAATTAACTACTTTAACAATATAACCGTTTTTACACTGATTAGGTAATTTAGTTATATCATTAATATCTGATTGCATTACTCTCATCAAGTCTGGATCATTTATTTCTACATTAAATGGACTGCTAGAATATAAATATATCCCATTACCAATAACTTTATATGATATACCTGTCCCTACTAATTCAGCTGTTATACCTCCTATTATAGTATCTATTGTTACAGCTGTATCAGCATCAAATGGTGTTGGTCTAGGACGTACTGCTTTTATATTTGCTTTTATATTTGATGATTCAACATGAAGTACTTGTGCAGTATATCTTGGTTTAGTACCATCAGCTACACCTGCCGCACCGCCACCAGCAGCACTAATCATATAAACATCTACTTTATCTCCTACATCCCATCCTTCTCCACCATGTAATAATTCTATTCTTTTACTGTAGTTACAAGCGAAATGGCTACTATCCATATCATTACCACTACTTACCTGGCTATTCTGACCTAAAGTAGTTATCCTAAATATTAAATTTCTTTTATTCCATGATGCATTGTATTGATAATTATCCCATCTTAGAACAGGACCATTAGGCCAATTGTTATATGTATTTCCAGTGTCAACATAGAATACTTGTGTACCTATTGCTCTACAAGTTCCAGTACCACCACCTGTTGCTAAGTTATCTCCTGCAAGTTGAATACTAGTAGCTCTTTTCATCTGAGAAGTAGTTTCATTATCGTATAAATTTAATCCATACTGTCTACCATTCTCTGTTCTTAGTATTTCAATGTAAGCAGAATATGCATCAGGTTTACCAACAGTAGTACCTGTGGTTTCTACAGCTTTAGTTCTATTATTTAAAAATGTAGTATCGTTAATAGTTAATGCTTGTATATCTTCTGTAGCTGTAGCACTACTAGGAGTTAAGTAAGAAGAAATAGCTATATGATCACTGTTACCTGGATCATAAAAACTACCCCACCAATTATAATATACAGTCTTTTCAGTACCATCATTACAACTCCACATTCTAACTTGACCAGTACTGCTTACTTGTCCTATATAGGATCCTTCTATATCATCTCTATAATAATGAAACCAAGTTCCATTAGATTGTACATTAGGTATATTACTTACTCCTATTCTTTTACTACCAGGTCTTTTATATAAACCAGATACAACATCAGGTATAGCATTTAATATACTTTTAGTCTGACCAGGAAATTTCAATTGATCAGGTTGTTCTGACATACCTGCAAAGTAATTAGGTATTTGTTGTGAAACTCCAGTCATTATCTTCTAAGATTCCTCCAAGGTTTATAAGTTGATATAGAGCTATCATCTGGGAACCCGAACATACTATGATTTCCTTGATTACATTCATACTCCATGCAAGCTGCCCTTGCAAGAGCCTCTTGTTGTGATAATAACTTAACTAGTTCAGGGTTCGCTACAAGCTGTGTAGCAGCCATTCTAGACGCTCTGTAGGTTATATATCTTCTGAATACAATAGGTATCTTTTCAAATTCATAGAGGTATACAACATCTAAATCTATTTTCTCAGTCCATACATCAGTATGATCTAACTTATCATATAACTTTCCATTCTTATTTATTACATCATACTCTCTTGAGGACCAATCATCAGACACATCAAGTTTAAGTATATTATCTGCTATAGCTATTTCATTACTAACTGGGGTGAATTCTACATGATATTCTGTGTTGAAGTGCCAGCCTTCACTCTGTACATCAACATTAGAGTCTCTAAGTAGGTTAAATATAAATGCTACTTCTGGATTCTCAAAGGTTAAGGTGGAAATGGGAGACTGTCCTATAGCTCCCAGTATTGAGTTTACTGCGGAGAGTTTTGTCTCGTTATCAATTGTCGTGGTAGCCATAAGGATTATTGTTTAAGGAGGGAGACCGAAGCCTCCCATATATATATTAAGTTCTAGGTACTCTTGTGCCATTGGCATAAACGCCAGTGTCAGCACTTTCGCTTGTTGAATACGCCATGCGTAATCCACATGTTTCTGAAAAAACTTCAGAAGTAGGCCGCCCAGAAGTACCTTGGGTTTGTGAAACAGAATGTCTTATTGCAGTTTTCTTATTTGCAGTCCAGTTGTTACCAGCCAATGTACCACTATATGTAGCCATTGGAAGTAAAAC